ATACACTAATTGCACCATCTAAACTTAAGACCTTAGTCTATGAAAATCCAATTAAAAGAAATGCTGGACTAGATATCTTTGAACCAGTTAAAGAGGAACATGATTATATTATTACTGTTGACGTTGCCAGAGGAGTTGGTGGAGACTATTCTGCCTTTATAATTGTGGACATCACAACATTTCCACACAGATTGGTTGGAAAATATAGGGACAATGAAATCAAACCGATGTTGTTCCCAAGTGTTATCTATGAGGTGGCAAAGAATTACAATGAAGCCTTTATCCTCTGTGAGGTCAACGACGTTGGGGACCAGGTGGCCAGTATTCTCCAATATGATCTAGAGTATCAAAACCTACTAATGTGTTCTATGAGGGGTAGAGCAGGTCAAATTGTTGGACAGGGTTTCTCTGGTAAGAAGACACAATTGGGTGTTAAGATGTCCAAGACTGTGAAAAAGGTTGGGTCACTTAATCTCAAGACAATGATTGAGGAAGATAAACTTATCCTCTGGGATTATGAGATTATCTCTGAGTTGACCACATTCATTCAAAAAAATAATTCCTTTGAAGCGGAAGAAGGTTGTAATGATGATCTTGCAATGTGTCTGGTTATCTATGCATGGATGGTTGCACAGGATTATTTCAAAGAACTTACTGATCAGGATGTTAGAAAGAGATTATATGAAGATCAGAAGAATCAGATTGAACAAGATATGGCACCATTTGGATTCTTAGATGATGGTTTTACTGATGAAAGTTTTGTAGATGGTGATGGCGATAGATGGTATACAAAGAGTGATCAATATGACGAGTATGGAACTACTGGTGGTGGCTGGGAACTATGGAATTATTGATGGATTTAGATGGTCAGATTAAACTTGGTCACTTACTTCTGAATGATAGGAAGTGTAGAATCTGTGGTGAAACAAAGAATTTGATAGAAGGTTTCTACAGAACCAGAAAGGATAGAGGACCAGTTGCATCATCATATTCTTATGACTGTAAAGAGTGTACTAAGAAAAGAATGAGTGAATTTAGAAAACTAAAGAAAGATAAACCAGACTTACCATATTGGCCAGTTCCAAGAATAAAGGACATATATCCAGATTGGTAGATTGTTCACGTCATAGTTCCCCACTGAAAACCCCCAAATTCATAAATATTTTTAGATAAACTGAGATCACGGAGAAAAAAATGGCGACTCCTCAATTATCTCCAGGCTTAATTGTCAGAGAAGTTGACTTAACCGTAGGAAGAGCTGATAACGTTCTTGATAATATCGGTGCAATTGCTGGTCCCTTTGAAATTGGACCTGTAAATGAAGCAATAGATATCACAACAGAACAGGAATTAATCAACACATTCGGTAAGCCTCTTTCTACTGACAGACAGTATGAGTATTGGATGACCGCATCATCGTATCTGTCATATGGTGGTGTATTAAAAGTTGCAAGAGTTGCTGGTACTGACTTAGCAAACGCTAATGCTGGTGTTAGTTCTGTTTCAGCTACAATGAGTGCTGATAATAGAATCGATAATTACGACGATTATCAAGCTAACTTTACTAGTTCAACAGACTTTAGTTATGCAGCAAAGAACCCTGGTACATGGGCCAACAATTTAAAGGTTTGTGTCGTCGATGATGCTGCTGACCAAACAATCGGAATCACCACAACTAATCCTGTAGCCGCTGGGGCAATCATTGGTTATGGTGTTACCGCAGCTCTGACCGATGTTATCATCCCTGGCGCTGGTGTTACTACTACTTTCAGTGGTTACCTAAAAGGTATCATTACTGGTGTTGGTACAGATGCTTCTGGTTCTAGTACAATTGATGTTAAGATTACTTCCAGAGTAAGTGGTAGTACTGAGACTCCAATCACATATCAACAAAGTAATGATGCAGCTTCTTTTAAAGCGAGTGGTGAAATCAACTTTGTCACTAATGCTGGTATCAACACTGGTTCAGCACCAAGTACTAGTGCGATTGACTGGTATGATGAACAGACTCTTGGATTGACCAATTCCACAGTATACTGGAAGTCAATCGCACCAAGACCTGTAACAGGAAATTATGTTTCACAAAGAAGCGGTAAGAATGATGGTATACACGTTGTAGTTGTTGATGACACTGGTAATGTAACAGGTATTCAAGGAAATATTCTTGAGAAGTTCTTGAGTCTTTCTAAGGCTTTAGATGCAACTGCTGATGGTGATTCACCTACCAAATCTTATTACAAGAGTTATGTTGCTGACAATTCAGCATATATTTACGCTGGTAAGAACCCTTCACAAGAAGCAGACAGTGAATGGAAAACTGAACCACTTGCAAGTGGTTTCTCGAAAGATTTTATTGCAAATACAAATGCAAAAGGTTTATGGGGACAAAATGCACAGGGAATTACTTATAGTTCAATAGGTAATGTAACATATAAATTAACTAATGGTGTTGATTACACTGAGGATGCTTCAATGCAAGCCACTCTTGGTGATCTGAACACTGCATATGACCTCTTTTCAAATAAAGATGAAATCGAAGTAGATTACATCATTATGGGTCCTGGTCTAGGTGATGAGGCACAATCTCAAGCCAAGGCTAATAAGGTCATTTCTATTGCAGAATCGAGAAAAGATTGTGTGGCGACAGTTTCTCCACATAGAGCAAATATTGTTAATGTTGCAAATACAACAACCGCAACATCAAATCTTTTGAAATTCTATTCTCCACTAACTTCTTCATCATATGCAATCTTTGATAGTGGTTATAAGTACACTTATGATAGATTTAATAACGAGTTTAGATACATTCCATGTAATGGAGACATTGCTGGTCTGATGACCCGTACAAATCTTGTTGCTTATCCTTGGTTCTCACCCGCAGGACAACAAAGAGGAACCTTGAACAATGCTATCAAGTTGGCATATAATCCAACTAAGGCACAGAGAGATCAACTTTATCCTGCAAGAATTAACTCTATTATCAATCAAAAGGGTAGTGGAATTATCCTCTACGGTGATAAGACTGGTCTTGGTTACGCTTCTGCATTCGACAGAATTAACGTAAGAAGATTGTTCCTCACAGTTGAACAGGCTCTTGAAGGAGCTGCAAATTCTCAACTCTTTGAACTTAATGATACTAACACAAGGTCGAATTTTGTTAATATCGTCGAACCTTACCTGAGAGATATTCAGGCTAAGAGAGGAGTCTACGACTTCTTGATTGTTTGCGATGATACCAACAATACTCCTGATGTAATTGATAATAATGAGTTTAGGGCAGACATCTACCTGAAACCAACTAAATCAATTAATTTTGTTACCCTCACATTCATCGCTACAAGAACTGGAATCCAGTTCTCTGAAGTTGCTGGTCGTGGCTGATCATTAAAAATAATAACCATTTAACAAAGGAGTATTAAGAAAATGGCTGATGTAAAAACCATTTCTCAATTTAAATCAAAATTGGCGGGTGGTGCAGCCCGCCCCAATCTATTTGAAGTCTCTATTCCCTCATTCCCATCATCGATTTCTGATGCTTGGAATTCGGGAGACAACGGTGAGAACGGAACTTTCAAGTTCATGTGTAAAGCCGCTAACCTTCCTGCTTCAACAGTTGCACCTATTACAGTTCCTTTTAGGGGTAGAAACTTGAAAGTTGCTGGTGATAAGACCTTCGCTGATTGGACGGTCACAATTATTAATGATGAAGATTTTAGACTTAGAAGTGCATTTGAAAAATGGTCTAATGTCCTTAGTAAGTTGGATGATAACACTGGTGTTACCAACCCATCTTCTTATATGACTGATGCATATGTTCAACAACTTGGTAGAGGTTTAGAGAAGTTCTCCACTGCAAATAGTGGTGGTGAGAGTTCTGTTCTTAGAACTTATAAGTTCTATGACATCTGGCCAAATGATGTCAGTGCAATTGCATTGAGTTATGATTCAACTAATGCGATTGAAGAATTCACTGTAACCTTCCAAGTTCAATACTTCACCATTGGTGATTCTCTAGAATCCAACGTTGGTTCTGTTTCTGAGGAAACAATTCGTTGATAAATACTAGAACAGAAGTTTCTAGTCAATAATAATAATGGCGAGATTATTTGGTTTCTCAATTGAAGATAATGAAAAAACTCTGCCTGGTGTAGTATCTCCAGTTCCACCATCTACCGATGATGGTTCTGAACACTATGTCAGTTCAGGGTTTTTTGGTTCCTATGTAGATATTGAAGGAACATATAAGACCGAAAATGATCTTATTCGTAGATATAGAAGTATGGCACTCTATCCTGAGTGTGATAGTGCGATCGAAGATATTGTAAATGAAGCAATAGTTTCTGATAGTAATGATAGTCCTGTTCAGATTGAACTTTCTAATCTGAATGCTAGTGATGGTATCAAAAAGAAAATTAGAGAGGAGTTTAAGTATATTCTTGAGTTACTTGATTTTGACAAGAAGGCTCATGAGATTTTCCGTAACTGGTATATTGACGGAAGACTCTATTACAATAAAGTAATTGATACAAAAAAACCTCAGGATGGTATCAAGGAACTGAGATATATTGATTCTTCCAAGATGAAATATGTCAGACAGTTGAAGAAAAAAGGTAAGGATAGTCTTCAATCTGCCCAAAATCAACTTACAAGTAGTGAAGGAACTGGATACGATTTTCCTGAAATTGAAGAATATTTCATCTATACACCAGGTCAAATGGGATCTGGTAGTGGAACTCAGGCTACCTCTTATGGTGGAGGAGGCGGTGGAGTAAAAGGTGTCAAGATGACCAAAGATTCTGTTACCTACTGTACTTCTGGATTGGTAGATAGAAATAAGGGATCAACTCTTTCTTGGCTACATAAATCAATTAAACCTCTCAATCAATTGATGATGATTGAGGATTCACTTGTCATTTATCGTCTTTCCAGAGCACCTGAAAGAAGAATCTTTTACATTGATGTTGGAAATCTTCCTAAGATGAAGGCAGAACAATATCTTCGTGATGTTATGATGCGTTATCGTAACAAATTGGTGTATAATGCGGATACTGGTGAGATCAAGGACGACAAAAAGTTTATGTCTATGATGGAAGATTTTTGGCTTCCTAGACGTGAAGGTGGTCGTGGTACTGAAATTACTACACTACCTGGTGGCCAGAACCTTGGTGAAATTACTGATATTAATTATTTCCAGAGAAAACTCTACAGAGCTTTAAACGTTCCTGAAACTAGAATTGAAGGTGAAGGATCTGGTATGTCACTGGGACGTTCTTCAGAAATTCTTAGAGATGAAGTCAAGTTCTCTAAGTTTGTTGGAAGAATGAGAAAGAGATTCTCCGCAATGTTTAGTGATATGTTGAAGACTCAATTGATTCTAAAGAACATTATCACTCCTGAAGATTGGGGATACATGAATGATCATATTCAATATGATTACTTGTATGACAACCACTTTGCAGAATTAAAGGAAGCAGAACTTCTGACTGAAAGAATGAATCTTCTTCAGACTGTTGAACCTTATATTGGTAGGTTCTATTCACAGGATTATGTAAGAAGAAATATTCTCCAACAGACTGACGGTGAGATTATTGAACAAGATACTCTTATTGAAAAGGAAATCGAGAACGGTATCATTCCTGACCCTAATGCAATGGTAGATCCTATGGCCATGGAAGGTGGTGGTGGAATGCCAGTTCCTGGTCAACCTACAGAACCGGCCAATCCAATTCAGGCACCTCCAATTCCTAAGGATCCAGATCTGAGTGGTCAGGGAGTAATCTAAATAACAACGTAATAATATGTTTAAACTATGGATGATCTTATGGACCTTTTGGTGACGGACGGAAGTTCTTCTCAAATTAGTGATCAAATTAAGGATATTCTTTTTGCAAAAAGTGCAGAGAATATTGAAACAATTAGACCAAACGTAGCAGCATCAATTTTTGATGGTGATGTAAATCTTGATTCCTCAAATGAAACAGAAAATAATTTTGATTCTAATGTAGAGGTTGAACCTGATAACTCATGAGTTAGAAGTATAAGAAGAATAAATAACTACTATATAACAATTGTAATTAAAGATAATGGCTGCAACTAGACCAGTAGGGGTAAATACAACATTTGCCACTAGCACATCTTCAACACAAACAGGTGTTTTTGCTAAACAATCTGACACCTTAAGAATTGTTGCAGAATCTGCTGGTGTTCATGTTGCAATTGGTACTAATCCAACAGCAACAGTTGATAATTTTTATGTTCCAACTCTTGATGATACTAATCTTTCTCTCGGTCCTGTAACATCTCAAAGAGTTGTTGGTATTACAACTGGAGTTAAAACGACTCTAAATTTACCAGAAGGAATGGATTCACCTTTTGTTGTTGGTGATGCAGTTTCACTTACTGTTGATGGGGTTTCCAATTTCAATTTTGAACACAAAATTATAAGTGCGGTTTATAATTATACACTTCAGAGTGGATATGCTACTGCAAGAGTTGTAGTTAACCACAACTCTAGTGCTGTTACAGACGTTTATAATGAGAACAACTGGGCTCAACTTAGAGAGTCATTTAAAGTTGCGGTTAAAACAGAAAGTGGAACCGGTAAGGTCTTTATTCAACAAGTACAAGTATCCTGAGAAAACAAATGAAACTCATCAGAGAAGAAATCGAATCAGTAGATTTTATCGTTGAAGAACGTAACGGTAAAAAGCATATGTACATTGAAGGTGTTTTCCTTCAAGGAGACATTAAAAATAGAAATGGTCGTATGTATCCCATGGAGTGCCTGAGAAGGGAAGTCCAGAGATATTCAGAAAACCATGTAAATTCTGGTCGTGCTCTTGGAGAATTAGGACATCCAGAAGGTCCTACTGTCAACCTTGATAGAGTATCACATAAAATTGTTTCTCTTAAGGAGAACGGAACGAATTTTATTGGTAAGGCAAAGATTCTTTCTACCCCTATGGGTAAAATTGCAGAGTCACTTATCAGTGAAGGTGTGAAACTTGGTGTTTCTTCTAGAGGCATTGGTTCACTCAAACAAACAAGAGAAGGTGTAAATATTGTTGGTGACGACTTCATGTTGTCAACAGCAGCTGATATTGTTGCCGATCCTTCTGCACCTGATGCTTTTGTTGAAGGTATTATGGAAGGTAAAAATTGGGTATGGGATGGTGGTATTCTCAGAGAACAACAAGCTACCAAAACATATAAGCAAATTAATACGTTAGTTACTCAAAAACAGTTGGATGAACAGAAACTTAACCTGTTTAACAACTTTTTGAACACTTTATGATAAAACTAACAAATTATAAATAAATATAGATTAATTAAGGTTAATTCGGAGAAAGTTCAAATGTCCCGTGGAGACTTACAAGAAATGGAGCAATCTAAGACTGCTGTGAATGCCAACGCAAAACCTGCTGAAGGTATGCCAAAGCTTTCCAGTCCAGGCGAAGGCCTGTCGGCTTCCTATGAAGATCTCGGTGGTCCTACCCCTGAGAATTATGCACCAGATAACGATTCTGCAAAACTTAAAGAGCCTAAGATTGCTACTGTTAAGGATGTAGTAAACAAAGGTGCAAAAGCAGCTGACCCAATGAAGAAACTTGCTAAAGAAGAAATTGCAACAGAAGAGGAGGTTCTTGAAGAGGACCAAGTCAAAACCGAAGAGGTAGTTGCAGAAGTTGAGCAAGCTGAAGAGTATGATATCGAAGAAGATGTTAATGCCCTTCTTGGTGGTGAAGAACTCTCCGAAGAATTTAGAGAAAAAGCCAAAACTATTTTTGAAGCCGCCCTTAATTCTAAGGTTAAGGAAATCCAGGAATCCCTGGAAACACAATACGCAGAAAAACTTGCTGAGGAGGCCCAAGCTCTCAAGGGACAACTCCAAGAACGCGTTGATTCCTATCTTGAGTATGTTGCTCAAGAATGGATGTCTGAAAATCAACTCGCTATTGAGCATGGTCTACAGACAGAAATGACTGAATCATTCCTTGCAGGAATGAAGGGTCTTTTTGAAGAACATTATGTAACTATTCCTGAAGATAAATATGATGTGCTTGAGAGCATGGTAGAAAAACTAGATGATATGGAGACAAAACTCAACGAGCAGATTGAGAAGAACATCTCCCTTAACGGTCGTCTCGCAGAGTCGGTTGCTGATGGAATCCTAGATTCCGTTTCAGAGGGTCTTGCATCAACTCAGAAAGAGAAGCTCGCTTCACTTGCCGAAAGTGTTGAGTTTGAAAGTGAAGAAGAATATCGTGAAAAGCTGGAGACTCTAAAGGAGTCATACTTCTCTAGAACTACTACAGCAAAAACAGAATCCCCACAAACAATTTCTGAAGGTGTGGACACAACCCAAGATCCTTCTACAGGATCTATGGATGCCTACCTCAAAACGTTGGGTGCATTCAAAAAGTGAATTTAACATTAATTCAAACAAAACTGTAAAACTATTAGGTAAAGCAAATGTTCCAATCCGAACATCTGCAGGAAAAGTGGAGTCCACTTCTCGATTATGAAGGTCTTGATCCAATCAAGGATTCACATCGTAGAAGCGTAACCGCAGTCCTGCTCGAGAACCAAGAAAAATTCCTCCGTGAGGAGCAAGCATTCAGTCAGGGTATCAACCTGATGGAAGCACCCACTAACTCTGCTGGATCTAATCCTGCTGGTTTTAGTGGTGATGCCACTCCAGCTGGTCCTGTTGCTGGTTTCGACCCCGTTCTGATCTCATTGATCAGACGTTCAATGCCTAACCTGGTCGCATATGACTTGGCTGGTGTTCAACCAATGTCTGGCCCTACTGGACTCATCTTCGCGATGCGTTCCCGTTACTCTGAAAGAGGCGAAGGTCAAGCTGGTGCTGAAGCACTGTTCAACGAAGCTGATACCGCCTATTCAGGTCAGGATGCAGGTTTCGATCTGACCGGTGGTATGTCAGACGTTAAGGCTGGTCTTGGTACAACCGCTCAAAGTGGTTCCAACCCTGCCGTTCTTAACCCTGTTGGTACTGCCAACTCCGAAGGCTATGTCGTCGGTGAGGGTATGCAGACTGGTGATGCAGAATCCCTTGATGGTGATGCCGCCAATGCATTCAACCAGATGGCATTCTCGATTGAGAAAGTCACTGTAACTGCTAAGTCCAGAGCACTCAAAGCTGAGTACTCCTTGGAACTGGCACAAGACCTTAAGGCCATTCACGGTCTTAACGCTGAAGCAGAACTTGCTAACATCCTCTCTACTGAGATCCTCGCTGAGATCAACAGAGAAGTTATCAGAACCATTTATAAGGTTGCTGAGCAAGGTGCTGTTTCTAACACCGCAACTGCTGGTGTATTTGACCTTGACATCGACTCTAACGGTCGTTGGTCTGTTGAGAAGTTCAAAGGTCTTCTTTTCCAAATCGAGAGAGACGCTAACGCGATTGCTCAGAGAACTCGTCGCGGGAAGGGTAACATGGTAATGTGCTCTGCTGATGTAGCATCTGCACTGACCATGGCTGGTATCTTGGATTATACCCCTGCCCTGAATGCAAACCTGAACGTTGACGACACCGGTAATACTTTTGCTGGTACAATCAACGGTAAGTTCAGAGTTTACATCGATCCCTATTCGGCTAACCTGACCTCAGGCAATGCTGCTGGTGGTAACCAGTACTACGTTGTTGGTTATAAAGGTTCTTCACCTTATGACGCTGGTCTATTCTATTGCCCTTACGTTCCACTACAGATGGTTCGTGCCGTTGGGGAAAATAGTTTCCAGCCGAAAATCGGTTTCAAAACGCGCTATGGTTTGGTTGCCAACCCATTCGCTGAAGGAACTACACAAGGTCTTGGCCGTCTACGTGTCAACTCCAACCGTTACTACAGACGTGTTGCTGTTAAGAACCTCATGTGAGCCTTGTTCACAAGAGTTAATCAAGACCTCCTTCGGGAGGTCTTTTTTTGTGTAAATAGTAGGACCATGTTGGTCTTGTATGACAGAAAAAGAAAAAGGAGCGATTAGAAAGAGAAAGAGGAGAACCAGGAAAACAAAGGCCGCAGTAGACCTTCACGAAAACAAGTGTGCAGACTGTGGAAACACATACCCTATCTGTTGTTATGACTTTCACCACGTTGGACCTAAGACACAAGAAGTTGGTCGTATGGTTCACAAAGATATGAAACTGGAACTTATCCTGGAAGAGGCACGTAAGTGTGTTCTACTATGTTCTAACTGCCATCGTATTCGACACGCCCTGTGATAAATAACTAATAATAAAAGTATAATACAAATGGCAACATATCATATTAAGTCAACTAGTTCTTTAAATGGGAATGATGTGTATTTTGTAAATGATACTCATTGGACTTATGATTTTGATAAGAGAAAGACTTGGACCAATAAGACAACTGCAACTACAGTCAAGAACAAAAAAGTAGAGAAGAACGGGTTTAATTACAATCCTACCAAATTGGCTAATTCCACTGTAGTAACTGAGTGATGAACGAAACACAACAAGTTAGAGTAGCTCAACAACAGGGTCAACCAACTAACAGAAATTTTCTGACACCAAGTGGGTTTACTTTTCAGGTTCAAAGAGCTCTTAAGGTTACTTATTATGGTAACCTAGTTACACTTCCTGGACTGAATTTACCACATGTTGTTCAGAACACTTACCTCAAAGAAGTTCCATATCCTGGTGATGTTCTTGAGTTTGAAGACTTGAGATTGAGGTTCTTGGTGGATGCAAATCTTGAGAATTATATGGAGATGCAAAACTGGTTGAGAGGGTTAGGTTTTCCAGAAAGTCTTCAAGAAATTTATGACCTACAAGGTGAAAAATCTCCTTACAATAATGGTCAACCAGAAAGAAGTCAATTAAATTTATATTCAGATGGTACACTAACGATACTTGACCAATTGAACAATCCCAAGTTTAAGGTTCTATTTAAGGACTTGTTCCCAATTTCCTTGACAACTTTAACATTTGACGCAACATTACAAAGTCAAGAATTCTTTACAGCAGAGGTGGCTTTCAAGTATAGTATATACGAAATCCGTGAAATTGACTGTAGTCAATGTTAATTTATGATTGATCTGGACACCATTCAAAAGATGTGGGAGTCAGATTCTAAAATGGATATTGATAACCTCCATACAGAATCTCTTAATATTCCCATTCTTCATGCAAAATATCATGAAATTTATAATAATATCTTTCTTCTAAGAAAGAAAGCAGAACAATTTAGAAAGAACATCCGACATGAGAGGTATGAATACTTCTCTGGTAAGGCGGATCCTGATGTGTATATTGAAAATCCTTTCCATAAGAAAATCAGGGATAAGGATACGATGCAAAAGTACTTAGATGCTGATGATAAACTGTCTAATGCATCTTTAAAGTTGGATTATTATGACACAATGTTAGTGTACCTAGAAAGTATTTTAAAACAAATCACTAATCGAACGTATCAAATAAAAAATGGAATAGAATTTATGAGATTCAATAGTGGTTTAGGATAATGAAAATTCAAACTTTACCACTTTTTGCATCTTATATTACTTTATTGGATTTAACTTACAATCCAAAAGAATTAACAAATAAAAAAATATCATTCAAATCTAGGATTAATACAAATCTTTTGGAAAAAGGAGATAGTTTAATTAGTGAAGATTTAAGAATTTTAGAAAAATTCCCTAAAACTAAAAAAGTTTTATTGGATTCTTTTAAAGAAGTTGCTGAAAACTTTGATTATGATAATGATTTTCAAATATCAACTTCATGGATGACTTTTGCTAATAAAGGTCAGAGTTGTGGGAAACATTATCATAAAAATAGTTTCTATAGTGGGATTTATTATTTTGGTAATTATAATGATAATTGTGGAAAAATAGTATTTCAAACTCCTATAGGACAATTTTCAAATTTTGAGATTGTTCCTAAAAACGATACAATAAAAAATTGTAGTAGTTGGTCGATTACACCCAGGCATAATCTATTAATATTTTTTCCTAGTTATCTTAATCATTGGATAGAATATCATAATGATGATACAGCAAGATATTCACTTGCCTTTAATATTGTCCCTACAGGAGAATATGGATATCATGATTCCTCATATAATACTTCTTGGTTTAAGTAAATAAATAGACATAATTGAACCTTATGTTATGTCTCATTTGACTATAGAGAAGGTAAATGAAGTATATTTAAAAATTAATACTGAACCACATGTAGAGCATGAACTGAAAGATAGATTTACTTTCGCTATTGAAGGTGCAAAATTCATGCCCCAGTACAGAAATAAGTACTGGGATGGATATGTGCATTTATTTAATCTTAAAACCAAAAGAATATATTGTGGGTTATTAGATAAGGTTATTGCTTTTTGTGAGAATGCAGGATATAGTTATAATTTTGTAGAGAATAAATTTTATGGATTACCCTTTGAAATAAATGAGTTTGTTAGTAAAGAAGGTGTAAAGGATTTCATGAAATCTTTATCACCAGAAATTACACCAAGAGACTATCAGATTGATGGTGTCTATGATGCACTAAGATATAATAGAAAACTCCTCATCAGTCCAACTGGTTCAGGTAAGTCATTTATGATTTACTCTGTTGTCAGATATCATGTTGCAAAGGGTAGGAAAATCTTACTGATTGTCCCAACTACTTCACTTGTTGAACAGATGTATAAGGACTTCTCTTCTTATGGATGGGATGTAGAGAATCATTGTCATAGGATATACGCAGGAAGAGAAAGAGTTAATACCAATGAAGTCACTATTACTACCTGGCAAAGTGTTTATCAGTTGGATAAGAAGTTCTTTGAAGAATATGATGTGGTGATTGGTGATGAGGCACATTTATTCAAAAGCAAGTCCTTGGTTAGTATCATGGACAAGTTACATCATGCTAAGTATAGATATGGATTTACTGGAACATTAGACGGCTCACAGACCCATAAATGGGTGTTAGAAGGATTGTTTGGACCATCATATAAAGTTACTCAAACTAAAAAATTACAAGATGAAGGTTATCTTGCATCTCTTGATATTCAGTGTTTAGTTCTTAAGTATAAACCAAAAAAGTTTAATACTTATGAAGATGAAATTCAATATTTAATTGGTCATGAAAAAAGAAATAATTTTATTTCAAATCTTACTGTAAATACGAAAGGTAATACTCTTGTGTTGTTTGCAAGAGTAGAGAAACATGGTGCAATACTTTATGACCTAATAAATAGTAAAGTAAAAGGTGATAGAAAAGTTAACTTTATTCATGGTGGTGTTGATACCGAAGATAGAGAACAAGTAAGAGAAATTACTAACAGAGAAAAGAATTCTATTATTGTTGCATCTTATGGAACATTTAGTACCGGTATTAATATTAAAAATCTTCATAATGTAATATTTGCCTCTCCATCAAAGTCCAGGATTCGTAATCTGCAGAGTATTGGTAGAGTCCTAAGAAAAGACAAAGATAAAACTAAAGCAAAACTATATGATATTGCGGATGACTTAACTATTGGGTCAAGAAAAAATTATACTTTGAATCACTTTATTGAACGTATAAAAACTTATGTTTCTGAGCAATTCAATTATGATATTACAACAGTAAACATAAAAGACTAGAAAAAGAGGTAGTCAAATGGGAATTGAGGATGATTTCTACGCAACAATAAAATTAAAATGTGGAGATGAAATCTTTTGTAAAGTAGCAGCAAATGAAGATGGAGATCGAATTTTTCTTTTACTTTCCAATCCAATCACTGTAGAAGAAATTGTAATTAGAGGAACTGTGACTGGTTATAAGGTGGAACCTTGGTTAAAGACATCAGATGATGATCTAATCATGATTAATATAGATGATGTTCTTACGATGACTGAGAATAGTAATATAGATATGATTGCTTATTATCATGATTACCTTAGAAAAAATAATAAAGAGAATAATTCTAAACTCTCTAGAGAAATGGGATATATATCTAGTGTTAAAGAAGCTAAAAAGACACTAGAGAAACTTTATAACGATAATTAATTTATATAACCTATACTTTCCTTATCAACCCGGACAAGCCTAATCCTACTTGGTTTTTGAATACTTGTCAACTATATGAATTTCTGATATAATATTGAAAGAATTACTTATATCATAATGCCAATCCAACCGATGACTACTATGCGAAGAGGAAGAAACTCCGAACACTATGTTAATAATAAGGAGTTCCTTGAAGCTCTTGAAAACTACTTTGCAGACGTAGAACGTTGTAAGTTGAATGACAAATCCAAACCACCCATTCCTAGGTACATTGGTGAGTGTTTTCTAAAGATTGCAAACCACCTATCATATAAACCCAACTTCGTGAACTACATGTTCAAGGATGATATGATCTGTGATGGTATCGAAAACTGTGTAAGATACGTCCACAACTTTAGTCCTGAGAAATCCAAAAATCCATTTGCATACTTCACTCAAATTATTTACTATGCGTTCCTGAGAAGGATCCAACATGAGAAGAAGCAACTAGAGATCAAGAACAAGATCCTGGAGAAGACCAATTTTGATGAAGTCTTTGATACAAATGATCTTGATATTGATAATTATTCAGACTATAACAGCATTAAAGATAGCGTTCACTCTAAGTTAAGATATTGATGCGTGTAGCAATTATTACTGACCAGCATTTTGGATGTCGTAAAAACTCTAAGATCTTTCATGATTACTTCTTAGATTTCTATAACAATGTATTTTTCCCTTATCTAGAGGAGAATGGTATCACCACTGTGATTGATATGGGTGATACTTTTGATAGTAGGAAGGGTATTGACTTCTCTGCATTAGCATGGGCAAAAGACAATTATTATGATCGTCTGAGAGACATGGGTGTTACCGTTCATACCATCGTGGGAAATCATACAGCATATTACAAGAATACTAATAAGGTGAATGCGGTTGACCTTCTACTTCGTGAGTATGATAATGTGCATGTATATGATTTTGCTACTGAAGTTGAACTAGATGGTCTTCCTATATTATTCATTCCGTGGATTAACAAAGAAAATGAAGAAAGTACTCATCGATTTATTAAAAGTTCAACTTGTCCGGTCGCGATGGGGCACCTTGAGTTAAACGGATTTAAAGTCAATAAAGCAATCGTCATGGATTGTGGTGATGACAGTAAACTATATTCAAAATTCTCTAAGGTCTTTAGTGGTCACTATCACACTAGATCGGATAATGGTAGTATTTTTTACTTGGGTAACCCCTATGAAATGTTCTGGACAGATGTTGGCGATTCAAGGGGATTTACCGTCTTTGATACATGTACTCAAAAACATTTTCATGTAGACAATCCTTATAATTTGTTTAATGTTTTATATTATGATGATGAACCAGCATCACTTATAGATACAAGACCTTATGAAAATAAGATTGTTAAGGTAGTTGTCCGTAACAAACCAAGAATTAAAGAGTTTGAAAAACTTATTGATAAACTATATTCCTCAAACGTACATGAACTTAAGATTGTAGAAAACTTTCAGATACAAGAGTCTGAGGACTTTGAAGTGGAAGAGTCAGAAGATACTTTTTCTATTCTTGATAGATATATTGAGGAATCAGAGACCGAATTAGATAAATCAACTGTTCAAAATCTGCTCAGAGAAATTTATCAAGAAGCTTGTGAGATGACTTGATGTATATTATTACAATCATAGGAAAAGAAAAGGATGGGGCATATTCAGTATCTGATGAAGATGGGGATGAAATTCTTTATATGTTTCTAGAAGAGGATGATGCAATTCGGTTTGCATTACAATTAGAAGAGGATTGTGGATTTCCCTCCATGAAAACTATTGAAATTGATGATGAATTGATGATTAAAACCTGTGAACTTCATGATCACAGGTACACCGTGATAACCCCCAATGACATTGTGATTCCTAAAACAAATTATGATACTCTTTCAAAAGATTAGATGGCGAAATCTGTTAAGTACAGGTAATCAATATACAGAAGTAAATCTAGATAAAGATCAGACAACACTTATTATCGGAACCAATGGTGCAGGTAAGTCCACCATTCTTGATGCTCTGTGTTTTTCTTTATACGGAAAGGCGTTCAGACGTATCAATAAGGCTCAACTCATCAACACCACCAACGAGAGAGGAGCTCTGGTAGAGATTGAATTCAATGTCAATGGAATTGACTGGAAAGTCGTGAGAGGCATTAAACCAAATACTTTTGAGATCTATAGGGATGGAACACTTCTGGATCAATCACACTCTGCCATTGACCAACAGAAATGGTTGGAACAGAATGTTTTGAAGATGAACTATAAATCCTTCACCCAGATTGTGATTCTAGGTAGTAGTTCCTTTGTTCCTTTCATGCAACTCCCATCTTCTAGTCGTA